GTTACAATCATGGTGGGCTGATCATGCTCATCTTGAGGCATCGAATGCAGCAGTTGACGCAGCTAGTATGCTGAATAAGAACGACGTTATAACAATGAGTGGGAGTCAAGGTTTAACTAAAAAGTTAACCTTGTTGCACGTCTATATAACGGTTGCGAGATTAGTTGGAAATGATATCCTGTGGGTAGCATTGAGTAGGTCACAGAGAGTTCTAATTTATTCTTCAGTTGTTAGGGCTGGAAGTACATCAGCTCTATTAGAGACGAGACCAGCAGTTAAAACGTTGCTTAGTTATAAAGATCAAGCTCGAGTGGGAAGATCAGTTGAGCCTGATCCCACTAGAGTCATTGACTTTAGGCGATTGCAAGGTGGTCTGAATAAGAACTGGCGAATAGTGTTAGCTTTCCCTCCGAATGAGTGTAGAAATTGGGAGCAAGTCAAATCATTCTTTCCGCAGTTATACGGATACCTAGATAAAAATAGACTAGTTAAACTTGGTGGAGCTAAGTTTTACAGGGATATTGATCATAATGATGAAGGTCATATGGGTAATCCATTTATAGCTACGAAAAGATTAGGCTACAGAGTCAAAGTTAGAGAGAAGGAAGTGCCTAGAGAAGCTAGTTTTCCAATTGCTAAACTAAGGACTAAATTGCCTAGATCGCAACCTGAATTCTACAAGGAGTATGTGAATGCTCAAGTGCCTGATAGGTTCAAAAGAGAATTATGGCATGATCGTTATGGATATTCGAGGCAAGCCCCTGAAGGTTTCGCTTTGAGAGAAGATTGGGTTGCAATTAGAGATAGACTGGTTGGTCAAATCAAATCAGAAGATCCAAACATGAGAACACGATCCAATAGAACTGTTAATAAAGTTCTAATGGATAGATTAAATGCTTTGCCTGATTCAGAGAATCCATTGAAATATGATCGACAAATATTGAATTGGGGTTTAAGTCAATCAAACTCTGATGAAGTGTCTTATGCTTTTATGATGGCTGAAAGAGTCAGGGTTGGATCAGAAGAAGCCAATTTGAAGGAGTGGCTTGATCAAAAACCTTATGGAGATGCTATGTGGGATGCATGGTGTAAATATGTCAGATGGGGTGCAAGACAACCTTTAGATTTGGATAAATATGAAGAAGCTAAAGCAAAATTTGTTGCTCGAAGAGCAGCAAGATCAGTGGCTATGAAGAAAATGGGATTGGCAAGAGCTGATCCTGATTTCCCAAGATTTATAGTTGGAAAGACTCAAATGAAATTGAAGAGTACAGCTATAAAAGATGCTTCTGCACTTCAAACAACTCTAACTATGGATGATGAATATCTATTCAATATGGGGCATGTTGGTGTTTATCTATTGGACTGTATATTAGATACTTTACCTGATTATGTTTATTTGCATGCAAAGAAAACCTTTGGTGATATGGCAAACTTTGTTGCAGAATATTATGCTGTTGAGGAGTTTTGGGAAAGTGATTTGACCCAACAAGAGCAGAGTATGAGGGGTGGAGCCCTTCAATTTACTCTGAGGTTAATGGAGCACTTTAGCATACCAGGAGAGGCTATCGATTATTTCAAGTCTATGAAACTCAATACTAAAGTAGGAAGATTTGTATTAGCTCTACAAACAGCTTCAGGTGAAATATTCACCTGGCTGATTAATACTTTAGGTAACGGGAGTCGAATAGCGTTGAAGTATAACTTAAAGCCTGGTGATCCGATGATGTTAACAGGAGATGATTCTTTGACGAATAGGAATTTGCGAGAAAATCCATCGTGGAAACAATGGGAACCATTTGATTTTGCCACGGAGAAGAGTGAGTGTAATCAAGGTAGAGGAACCTTTGCATCATTTGTTATAAGTAAAGGAAGAGTATTTAAGAATCCTGAAATTTTACTTCGACGATTAATGGTAGCTGAAAGTCGAGGGAAGATTAAGGATGTTCTACCTGGATATTTTATAGAGTGGTTAACTATATATGCTTTATCAGATCATTTACATGAATTGTTGACTGAAATTGAGATGGAGGCCCATAATATATTGAGCACTGTCATATTTAATGCAAGAAGAAATATGAAGGTCAATGTAAAGTTCAATTGGGATAAACTCGTAGGAATAGATGAGGATCAAATCAATTATAAACCGTATGAAGTATTGTTTAATTATGAGGAGATCTTTTCTTCTGTGTTATTTGAAGAAGATTCAAATATAACCTATGAGGCAGATGATGAAATCTAAGGACAGTAAACCTGTCAAGTTTCGTAAAAACCATGTCAGATATTAAAGATACCACTCAGGATAACACCATTACTAAGAATGATCAGCAGCAAACTTCGTTTGCGCCTAGTATTATACCTAAGATTGTAGAACAAACTCCTACACCTAGTACTTTGAAATTGCCTTATAAGAACATAATTTTGAGGAAGAAATGGATTGTGGATGCTGAAAGCAAAACACAATTTATTAAGTCTTCAATGTATGAGGCTTTTAAAGGTAGCATTTCGGGCAAGGGTCAAGTTCGGTTTTATGATTTTAAACTGACTGTAGTGAGTAAAGCCGGCAATCG